TCAAACCATTCATCTTCTTTAACACTAATAGTTACACTAGGTTTATGTTCACACCAGTTGTCTTGATAGATACTCCATAATTCTAGTTGTTCAATAGCAGTCAATTCTTTTCTACAAATAGATGATTTAGGAGACTTCATAGGAAAACTAAATACAGTTGTACTGTCAGGTTTCATTACGTCTGCCTCTGCTGGAATACCACTATCTGTCATAAACTGTGTAAGAGGATCTTTAATATCTCCACGCACTGTTCTTATATAATATGGGGAGTGTCTTGCATGAATACCAGAGGCACTGTCTACTAACTGACTCACTGTTCCAGAAGGTTTAACACAAGTAACTGCAGTAGATTGAGGTATATTTAATTTAGAAGACCATTCTTTATTTATTTCTATTGAATAATCTTTAAGAGAAGTAAGTAAAGTTTCTAGTTTTACTTCATTATTATAAGTTCCATTAAGAAGTTTACAGTCCATGATACCTGTAAGTGATACACCTAGAAGTCTTTCTTCTTCTGTATTGGTTTGCCACCTCTTTCTCAAGTAGCCAAACTTTGTCATGGTAGCTTGGATAGTTCCTAAAATGGTAGCCATTCTAATTTTCTTTTTAAGTGTTGCTCTGGTATCGTCTACCCTACACACAACCTCTGTTAGGTTGCAAAACTGATTAGGACGAAGAATAATTTCAGAGCAAGGATTAGTTCCAAAGTCAATTTCCCATTCCCTTCTTCCATTACTTTTAGATTTAAGTTGAGCAGATTGTCTGTTAAACATCCCTCTCTCACCTGATTTACTTTCATAAAGAGAAGACCATTCCTTCATAAAGGTAGCTGTATCTGGTGGATCTGTATAGACAGCAGAGTTATTAGCCAGTGATCTTTCTGGATTCGTTTCCCACCACTGTCCTTTCTTTGCTGATCTTAGTCTATCATCTGAAACATTAGAAAGAGATATCAAAGCAGACCTTCTTACTCCACCAACAACTACCACTTCACCTGTCTTACAAACAATATCATGGCACTCTAATGAAGTAAGTTTTCTACCCTTTGCTTGTTTAAATTTGTTGATGGTAAAATTAAATAATTCTTTAAGAGGATCTGGTCCTGACGCTCTTCCTCCAAAGACATGAAGCCTAGAACCTGCTGGTCTTACCTTATCCATATTGATTTGAGGAACTCTTCCTGAGTACAAATAAGATATTAAATCTTTAAATGCTCTAGCCCATCCTTCTTTAGAATCAGCCACACTAATTACATCATCAGTCTCTTCCATTTCTGTATAAGGAATGGTAGGAAGATTATTTACATACTGTCTTTCTACAGAGAATCCTACCCCTGTTCCATTCATGAGAATATACAACACTTCATCAAAAGATCGAGGACTATCTATAGGTATATAAGAACAATTATATCCTGCAATATTTTCTCTTTCTAATGCTGGTCCTGCAGCCATCATAGCTCTCATGCTAGGCATAACTTCTAAAGCATATATACTTCTGTAAAGTTCGTTCCATATTTCACCGTCTTCTTCAGATAATTTAATTTCAAGATTATCTTCTATATGATATTTAAAATAGTTTATAAGTCTTGAAATAGTTTCTTCCCAAGTTTCTCTACGGTTGTCTTCTTCAAGCCAACGAGAATACCTAGAAAGATGTATGAAGGTTTGGTAATCTGAGGGTAGTGCCATGTCTTGCTCCTTTTCTCCTTTAAGTTTTATTTTCCCCATAAACAAGTTCTAAAATTAATTCAGCATAGTGTATTACTTTCTTAATATCTGCTGATCCTTCACCTTTCGTTTTATGTCTTGTAATATACTTTACGATATTTCCTTCTAAAAAATCAAGCTTGTTCTTCACAATATATTCTACAGGTTGAACCGCACACTCTTTGTAGTGTGTTCCATCAACCTGTTTAGAGAGTGGGTTATTAGACATTTCTCTTCGTTTCCTTTCTTCTTTCATATATCTCACACAATAATCATCCCAAGATTCATACTGTTTTCTTTCAAGATAGAAGTGCATTTATTCTTTTCCTTATAAAGGTTACTTCTTTAGATCGTAATATCTTATGAGCAAAGCCTCGTGTGTAGGAAGGATCAAGTCCAGCCATATCACAAACATATTCAAAATCTGAAGTAGATGAAGTTACCGAAGTAAAGAACCATGAATACGCTTGGTTTTTTACGAGGTTAGCTTCGCTAATAGAGCAGGTGGCAGTAGGATGAGGGTGGGTGGCATCTAATAGAGCCTGTAAAATAACTGCGAGATATAGATTTCTTTCTGACTCTCCTTCTTTCATAGTTTGTCTAAATTGAAATATCTCATAGTTAATATCTACAGACCAGTCATAAATGGTTTCTGTTTTTTCTTTTTTTTCTCGATCTTTTGCCATCTAACCACTCTTCAGGAATACCATCCTTCCTCCTGCAGTATAAGAATCCATGTTTTTCACACCATTTTGCATAGGTCATCTTCCCATTTTTATACAGCTTGGAGTTAGGATTGTCAAACACAAACCGTATATCAAGATCCTTTTTTTGCTCTTGAATAAATATATGTTTCTTTCTATCTTCTAAAACAAATCTACCTTTTACTTCTAAAATAATTCCATTAGGTAATTGAAAATCAGGGGTATAGGTTTTGTATTCTTTCCATACATAATCTACTTTAGTTTCTTCATACCGAATAGGTATGCCAGCTTCCTTTAGGAAATCACATACGATCTCTTCAGACTTAGACCTAAAGCGTATCATTTTTGTATGTCTTCTCTGGAAGAAATGAGTAAGGGAACAAGTAATGTATCTTTATTGTGGGGAGGTTTGCCTTCATTAACCACGATTGCAAGATGCGTAATCCCTCCCTCACGTACAGGATCACTTGAAGGGAGTATCCATTTTGCTTTATCTATTATGTTATCTACCACTACATTCGTTCCTAAGTAGGGGGCATCTGGAATATTTTCTTTATGATCGTGAGTAAAGTAATCATCAAAAACTATAACCTTAGATGTTATAGATTTAGCATAGTCGTTTTGAACTGTAGCTATAGAATGACCACCATCAAGGAACGCAAAATCTACAGAGTGATCTTCCATTACCTCATTCGTATCTCCCTTTATTAATTCATAAGTAAATCTATGATTATATTTTTCTTTTAAAACAGCAAATTTATCAGATACTTTAGATATAAACTGTCTTGATTTACTATTTAATTCTTTTTTATCTAGCTCAGAATCTCCTTCTTCAAATAAATCATACCCTATATAATGGACAGAGGAGTTGTGGGAATGTAAGGCAGCTTCTGCCATCTGAACTCCATGTTCTCCATTCCAACAACCCACCTCTAACAGGGTAGAGGGTTTATAGAATTTTACCAATTCCATTAATTGAAAATATCTAAGAGGTGGAATGTTAATGTTCCTAGTTTCTTTCATAAGGGTTTACCTCTTTAATGTTAGGTTCTTTAGAAACGTGAGTAAAGAATCTCGGACCATTAGCATAGTTAAATTGGCGTAACCCTTTACCGTTATTAGCATCAGACCAACAGTGTAACTTATATACACAATAAACACACCCAAAGTCCAAACGCCTGTTGCCAGAGCTACCGTCAGGAATATCATTGTAACATCTAGGGGGTGGCGTATCTCTCTCCACCACATTCTTAACTTTCTTAATCTTCTGCGAGACATCAGGCATCTCCATTTCATGCAAATGTGCAACAGCAATCTCACCTGTTTGTTTATTAATAACAACCCATGCTGCAGCTTTATCTTTTTTATCTTGAGCATACGCTGTTAGTTGATCTATATATCCAAAGGGATCTTTCTTTCTTAACTCATTAATATTAAACTTATTAAAAGAAAAATTAGATGCACTCTTAAAATCAACTAAGACTCCATCTACTCTAGCATCTTGGTGTCCTTTAACTCCACTCACACTTAATTCTTTTTGTGATTCTGTTACTGTATGTCCTGACAGTTCAGAAAAACCAATTAAAAGTTCTTCAAGAATATTACCATATAAAAATTTAATATATGTAGGACCATCTAATTCTTCTCCTTGAATACCTTTGGAGGAATACCAAATCTGTCTGAGGGGTTTTCCTATCTGAGATAATCTTAGTGAGGTTCTAAGTTTTCTTTCTTCATACACCGCATTAAATAAATGCTGTCCAATATTTTTTCCTACTCTATCACATATTTCTTTTGCTTGTGTTTGATGAACAACAACTCCTTCATTAGATGTAAATAAAGAATATATATCTTGAACTAATGATGTAATTTTTTTCATGATATAGGTAGGGGGCTAACATTCTTATGCCAACCCCCTACATACTCCTTTCTTAATTAGGAAGCAGCAGCAAAAGGAATGTCTTCACCACTATTATTAGTATATCCTTCTTCTACAGCAAACTCTGAGTTACCATTAGGATTATACTCTATCAATTCAAGAACTTGAACAGAGTTCAAACCAGCAGAAAAACCAGACTTGTTACCGAAAGTCCACTCAAAAGGCCTGTAGGAAACATTGACCTTTGAACCATTACCTACGAGAACATCTTTCATAGGATTAAGTTTTGCGTCTACAACTTTAGGAGGATCATTAACCATTCCATCCTTACGCTTGACTTTCATTTTGGCAGTAATAAAGTTTCCACGATCATCACCTACGTTCTTGACCGTCAACTGGTCTTGTTCAACAATGGCAATATTTTCTTCATCTAGCTGACAGATATCAATAGTGTAAACACCATCGCTATCAAAAGTAGTATTGGGTGCAGTTATTGAAGCCCAATAAGCAGTTCCATTTATAACACTCATAGTAATCTTACTCCTTACAGTTATTTTACACATTACGGTTAGTGGTAGGAGTGTCTCATACCTTGAACTATATGTCAACACCTTAATGTGTTTCAGCCCAAGTTTTTCCTACCTTAAATTCGTTGTCCATAGGACACTTCAAATTTAATATCTTTTCTGTTTCTTTCATCGCCTCCTTTGTTATGTTACAGAATTTATTGATGTGATCTTTCCTTACTTCAAACTGATATTCATCGTGAATAGAAGCTACCAATCGTGCATCAAGTTTTTGGTGGTGTATTTTCTTAGTCATACATACCAACCAGTGCTTACAGATAATAGCTCCTGCACCTTGTATCAAGGTATTCAACGCCTTATGACTTGACCTTACACTTAAGGGTCTACCATCCAAACCTTTTATTCTCCCACTTCTGGATGTTCTCTCAAGTTCTGCACGAAGATTCTTGAAGGAGGGAAGGTTTCTTAGAAAAGAATCAATTAGTTCTTGACCTCCTATTTTAGACCTTCCAGCTATTAATCCTATCTTGGATGCACCTGCACCATACATCATAGCATAAATAAATGTCTTAGCTTCATCTCTTGTTTTCAACCCTGCTTTATGTTGGTTATAGGTATGGATGTCACCTTCAATAACTTCTTTAGTGAAGTGAGGATCATTCATATAATGAGCTAGACATCTAATCTCTAATTGAGATGCGTCAGTTCCTACAAGAGAGTATCGTATGGGATCTGAAACAGTCCAACACTCTCTACATTCTTTTCCATAGGGAGAATAAGATGCTGGAACTTGTGCCATATTGGGAGAGTGGTGTGCCATACGACCAGTAACAGTCTTTAGAGTCATTACTCTTCCATGAACTCTTCCTTTACTATCAGCTAACTCTCGCCAAGAATTAATCTGCACTATTCTTTTTTGTAAAAGAAGATACCTAGATATAAGTTTAGCTTCTGGAATATCAATAGTATTTAAAACTTTTTCATCTACTATTACGTTTCCTTTTTCTGTATGCTTTTTAGGTTTCCATCCTAAAGTTTGTAGCCTACTTGCAATCTGTTTACGAGAGGCAGGATTAAATATTTCTATCTTATCTTGTAAACGCTTACCTGTTTTTTCTGAATATCTTTCATGTGTGATAGGAGGAAAAACTTTTTGTAAATTATTTTCTATCTCTGCTGTTTCATCCATAAACTGAGCTACTAACACACTAGCTTTCTGTTCATCTAACATAAAACCATTTACTTCTTGTTGATCTACTATAGCTCTTACTTGGTGCTCTAACTCAATGGCTTGAGATGGACAACCAAACATATGAGAACCTATATACTTTACAAGCTTATGTGTTATTTCCACATCTTGTTTACAATACTCCAACATCTGTGGGGAATATGTAGTAAAATCTGTATGATCTTGTTTGGGAGATTTAAATCTTTCTCCCCATGCTTCGAGCGAATGACCACCTTCAATTTCTGGATACAGTAACTGAGAGAGTAACAATGTATCTGTGACTTTAGTGGGGGTGATTGTCGTAAGATTAAAGTTGTTAAGTATCCTAGCATCAAAACTAACTCCATTGTGCATAATAAAATTATCTATTTGTTTAGAGAACTCAGGGAATTTGGTGTAACATTCATCTTGAATAAATGAAAAAACCTTATTGGTTTGTATATCTTTAGCTACAATACAGTGAATTTTCTGAACATTATCAACAAATCCATCTGTTTCTATATCAACTATGCACCTCATTGGCTGTTCCTTTAGGTATATCTTGTGTGGATGAAAGACTTTCTATATCTTTAAATGGAACAAGAGTAAGCTTGTCTTTCATTGAGGGTCTGCTGTAAACATGATAGGGTTTTTTACCTTCAACATAACCTAGAGATTTAACTTTATCATTTACCAGATCAAGTAATTCTTTTCTATTTACAAGTAACCATGATTTAAATCTTTCAAAAACAATATAGTCTGCTTTACCAAGTATCCATCCAATATGTCCCTGAGTATTCTTGGCTTCTACCCATGTAAATTCATCTTGAGTATTAGAATCAGAACGATTAACTTTCTTAATAGATTTTACATCAAACTTTTGTGATCCTTTTATTCCATACTCAGAAGGAAGAATACCACTTACATCCCAATGTTCTCTCCAATCCTGTTGCCTTGTAGCCCACACCACCTCTGATAAAAGCTGAGAGGCAAAATTTTCTTCCACCTCTCTACCTTTTTTAAGGTATTCGTTTATGGTTTTCCTTAACGCTGGAGAATATCTACGATTGTTATTCATCTCATTATCCTTCTATTTGAAAGGGATTTTCCTCACCTTCTTCAATCTCAAAAGGATTAGAAACTTCAGTCATTCTACCAGTTTCCCTATTGTAATGCAAGTAGGTAGCAATACCTGTATCTCCTGTATATCTGTTCTTCAATATACGCACTGTAGAAGTGTTAGCAAGTTTCTCATCTTCCTCTTGTTGGTTACGTTCCATAGCAATCACAGCATCACTGAGATGAGCTATACTTTGTGAACCTCTTAGATGGGAAAGAGATATTTCTCTTCCATCTTCATGCCCCTTGTCACCACTTGCTCTCCGTAGATGTGATACAAGCATGAGTGCAATTTGTGTTTCCTCTACGAGAGATCGTAACTTTGTCATAAGTAAATCAATACTTTTTCTTTCATCTCCCATATCTTCCTGACCTGAAACCAGTATAGAAAGATGGTCAAGAAAGATCCATTTACAATCTAATGCTTTAGCCATATGTCTTACACGATTAAGTATTTCATCGTTACTTATAGAACCAAAGTGATCGAAGGCAAAGAACCTTCCTGTTCCAATGGTGCGTTCTTCCCATGCTCTGAGTTGATCTCTTGAGAAAGTATCACGCACTTCTTTAATGTATAGTCTTGCATCTGCTTCAACAGACATAATATTGAAGGCTGTGTTACGCACAGATTCTTCTAATGCTAACACTCCAATGTTATCTTCAGTGTGAAGCATGATGTGGTGCATCAACTCTCGCATGACACTGGACTTACCCATTCCTGCACCACTGGTAAAAGTAACCAGCTCTCCTGTTCTGATACCATATAATTTATCATTCATACCAACCCAAGGAAAGGCTACAGACTCACACTCTGTATCTTTATATAAATCTTCTCCTAAATCTTTAAGGTTCTTGATACCTGCTGGTGTATATTCTTTAGCTTCCCACCACTTACTGACAAATGCTTGAGCTTGTCCTCTCACCAGATACTCATTCGCATCTTTGTAATCCAGATTTACAATCTTACATTTATGGGGTTCAAACAATACAGCAACTTTGTCAGCAGCTTTACGACCTGCTGCATCATTATCAAAACACA